GCGGCAAACAGGAGATTGATAGAAAAGTATTCCATTGAGAAGATCACGAACCTGATAGATGAAATTACCGCAAAAGTAAAATAACTATTCCAGTCCGTTTTCGAAAGAGATGGCTTTGACAAGGGGCAAGCCGGTGACGAAATTTGCCCCGTGCCCCATCAACTTGCATCGTGGCTGGATGAGGGTGAAGTCGGTGCGTAGTACACATTTTCCTTTGAACCATCCGGAATTGGTGCTATGGATTCCGTTCTCGTGCGTACCCTTGAACTGGGTACGTTTATGTAGGACTTTTCCCCGCCTTTCATCGTTTGGGGTACGACAAGGCTACGAACGTGAAGCAAAACGCTGACAAGCTATACGGTTTTGATACATAGTTTTATATGAATCCATATATTTGCAGGGAAGTATAATGAAAAATGTATCAGAACGATGGAAATAGTAAGTATTGAAAAGAAGACCTTTGAGGAGATGAAGGAGCGGTTCGGCTGCTTCTCACGGCACGTGAAGGAACTTTGCGCCCGTTACCGCCCGCCCGGGAAGATGAACTGGATGGACGGGGCGGACGTGTGCGAGAAACTGGGGATCAGTAAACGGACGTTGCAGACCTACCGTGACCGGGGACTGCTGCCGTACAGCCAGATCAACCATAAGATTTACTACCGGACGGAGGACGTGGAGGTATTCGTGGAATCCATGAGCCGGGAAATAATGGAGGACGAGTGACATGGAAGTGATAACAAAAGACACGGAAGAGGTACGTGCGTACTTCGAGGCTCTGGAAGAGGGCATGAGGTATATTGATACGGTGACGGCGCATTTCCGTCCGGCGATGAACGGCGAGGTCTATTTCACGGGTGAGGATGTGTGCAGAATGTTACATATCACGTCAAGGACGTTGCAGGGCTACCGCACACAACGGTTGATCCCGTACATATCGCTGCCAGGCAAGACGCTTTACCGCCAGTCGGATCTGCTGCGTATGCTGGAAGAAAATTACGTGGACATGAGACAAAAGCGCAAACGGGGGAAAAGTCCAACATAAACGCACGGGGATATACATCGGAAAATGCAGCAAAGGCAGGAGCACTGTATCGGGGTTCCTGCCTTTGCCGTGTTTCGCATGGAGAAAGGTGTCAAGCCGTTTCCCGGAGGGACCGGTGCACCTGTTTCCTGCCTTGCTTCCTGTCCCTTTTCTCCAGTACGCTCCGCTGCATGGCGGCGAGGTTGCCAGAGATTGCCCGGAAATCTGAACTTACCATCTTGTTGGTTACTTCAGCGTAGATCTGCGTGGTGCTGATGTGCTTGTGACCGAGTATCTTGGAGAGCGCCTCTATCGTGCCGCCGTTGCAGAGATAGACGGTCGTGGCGAAGGTGTGGCGGCTCAGGTGGAATCCGATCTCCTTGCTGATGCCGCAGGCTTTGGCTATCTGTTTGAGATGCTTGTTGCATGTACCGTTAGAGGGCATGGGAAATACGAAATCGCCTCCGGCAAGTCCCTTGTACCTTTCTATCAGTTCCTTGGCTATTTCCATAAGGGGAACGTTGCTCGACACACGGGTCTTGGTGCGTCGGGTTATGATCCACTCCTCGCCGTCGAAGTCCATGCGCTGGATCTTGTCATGGGTGAGTGTCTTTATATCAATGTAGCTAAGTCCGGTGAAGCAACAAAGTGGCAGGTAATTACTTTTAGGAAGAATACTGAGATGAAAACGTAATCCGTTGAAATATAGTGATATTTCATTGATTTTCATTTTGAAGGAATGACCGAAATCGGAAGAATATTGCGACGGTTCAGCTACCAAGTCGTTACCTGTTTCCAACCGGGTAAATTGGTGAGAACCATGGATTTTCCTTCCCGACCGTATGCAATATTAAAGTTTTCCCTTCATTCATGCAAGGGAAAAGCCACCGGTCGGATTCTTTTGCACTGTTTTGCTTGTTTTTTCATGTCTGGAATCCTTGTAACAATTTATAATATTGCAATTTAAACAAGGAAAAGGATGAAAACAGAAATCAAGGTGCTGCTCTACCTCAAACGGAACGGGCAGGGAAAAGACGGGCTTTGTCCGCTGATGGGAAGAATCATGGTGAAGGGAACGGTTAATTCCGTCACACAGTTCGGGTGTAAGATAAAGGTGGACCCGAAACTGTGGAATGCCACTTCGCAAAGGTGCACCGGAAAGAGCCGGATGGCTGTCACCACCAACAGGGAGATAGACAGGATGCTGCTCCTTCTGCAAAGGAGATACAACGAACTGGCGGAGATCAGTGATGACATTACCGCCGCACAGATACGTGACGCTTTTCAGGGAATGGCCGAAAAGCAGGTGACACTGATGGGACTGTTCCGCGAAAACAATGAGGAGTATGCCCTGCGTGTCGGGGTGAACCGCGCCCCGAACACCCTTTACCTGTATAAAAACACATACCGCTTAGTGGAGGGATTCCTCAAGGAGAGATACAAGGTGTCGGACATTCCTTTCAAGGCACTGGACGAATCGTTCATAGAGGCGTTCGAACTGTATCTCCGCATTGACAGGAAGTTCCAGACCGGGACCTCCATCGGGCATGTCCAGCGGCTGAAGCATATCGCACAGATTGCCGTGAACCGGGCTGTCGTGCCTTTCAGCCCGTTCAAGGACTTTTCCCCCATGAAGCCGGGACAGAAACAGATGTACCTGACCCGTGAGGAACTGGACAAACTGATGGGCACCACATTCGACACCCCCAACCGTAACTTTACCAGGGACATGTTCCTTTTTTCCGTCTTCACCGGCATTTGTTACTGCGACATGCGGAACCTGACTGAAAAAAATGTGGTACGGGACTACGAGGGGAACCTCTGGATAGAAACCAGGCGCCAGAAGACGGGCACTCCGGAAAATGTGCGCCTGCTTGACATTGCTGTAAAAATCATGGAAAAATACAGGGGGATGGCACCGGAGGGGAAACTGTTCCCCATGCTGACCAAGGAAAGCATGAACATCCACCTGAAAAAGATGGCCGTACAGTGCGGCATCGACCGTAATTTGTCCTTCCATATGGCCAGGCACAGTTTTGCTTCCCAGATCTGCCTCTCGCAGGGAGTGCCCATCGAGACGGTCAGCAAGGCCATGGGGCACAGGAACATCAGTACCACGCAACGCTATGCGAAAGTGACCAATGAGAAGGTGGACCGTGACGTGACGGCCTTGAGCCATGAAATCACGGGTAAATACACTTTGTCGGGCATTGACCTGCCGCCATCCACCATCTTGAAAGACATGGGCTTGAGGGAACAGCGGAGAAAAGAGAAAAATACCGGGTTAAACAGGGGGAAGGAGGTCAAGGCATGAGAAGCACCTTTCGTCTGCTGTTCTATATCAACAGGCAAAAAATCAAAAAGACAGGGAAGTGTCCGGTAATGGGACGCATCACCCTTGACGGTAAAGTGGGCCAGTATTCTACCGGAGAGGAAGTGTCACCTGAATATTGGGATGCCGGCAAGGGACGTGCGGCCGTTCATGGGAAGGATTCTGAAATGACGGCGGAGTTGAGGAAACTCAACCGGAAACTGGAGGAGCTGGAGGAAAAGGCGAAGGCCGCCTACAAAAAGAATGTGGATTCGACCGGATATGTCTCGGCCGAACTGATAAAGAACGCCGTGACGGGAAAGACCCGGCCGAAGGAGACACTGCTCGCTCTTTTTGACGAGCATAACGGGGAGTATGCAAAACGTGTGGGTGTAGACCGCACGCGCCATACCTATGTGCGGTATCTGACGGGCCGCAGGCACTTATATGACTTCCTGCAATACAAGTACGGCGCGGAGGATATGGCATTGCGGTCGGTTGACATGCGGTTCATCGAGAATTTCCATTTTTATCTTTCCACGGTGCGGAGGCTGAAAACCGTGTCTTTGAACGACTATCTGATCCTGCTGTGCAAGATAGTCCGGCTTGCCGTCAAGCGCAGGATACTGGGACGTTATCCGTTTACGGGTTACAAACTGGAGACTCCCCCGAAACTTCACAGGCATCTGACGGGCGAACAGCTTGCGAAACTGATGGCCGCCAACCTGCCCACCTACCGGTTGTGCCACACGAGGGATCTTTTTGTCTTTTCGGCTTTCACAGGCCTGGGAAGGGCGGAGATGGCCGAACTGTCCGAGAGCCACATCGTTACGGATGAGAACGGTTCAAAATGGATATACATCCATCGTCTGAAGACAAAAGTGGAATGCCGTATCAAATTGCTGGATATTCCGCTGAAAATCATGGAGAAGTACAAGGGGGAGGGTACGGACGGCAGACTGTTTTATGTGCCGGCCACTTCCAGCTTGTGCAGGAGCCTGAAAATAATCGGGGATATCTGCGGGCTGGACTGCCATCTGACCTACTATATGGCCCGGCATACCTATGCGACCGAAATCTGTCTTTCCAACGGGGTTCCCATTGAGACCATCAGCAGGATGATGGGGCACTCCAACATCCGCACCACACAGATATATGCGGAGATAACCAACCAAAAGGTCCGGAAAGATTTCGGGATACTGTCGGAAAAGACGAGGAACCGGTATTCCCTGCCGGAGGACAACATGCCGTCTAGGGTCTACCGGTGCGGACAGTACAGCGGATGGAAGAAGGAATGTGGAAGGCAAAAGGACGGTACGGATTCATAGCCGTAATGTACGGCATATACAAGACAATGGGGAGGAAGTCCGGACTTCCTCCCCATTGTCTTACAGCAGTTTCCTATGACAACCGCCCGGCTTTTCTATACCCGTCCTGCAGCATCCTTTCGATGTCACTTTCCCTGTACAGCACCTTGCCTCCGAGCCGGATATAGGGCAGCTTGCTTTCGTTACGGTATTCTTGGAGGGTTCTGCGGCTGATTTTCAGCATTACGGAGAGTTCACTGTCGGTCAGGAAACGTTCTCCGTTCAATACCGGACGGCAATTCCGGGACAGACTCCCGATTTTT